GATACGTGCCAACAGTGTTCGTCCCGCCGTTCCCTGTGTCCGAGGCGTTTGCGGTTGCCGTAGCTGTGATAGTGTACGAATTGACGTTAACAAGAGATATGACTTGATACTCTTGGTTTAGTACTGCAGCGGTAATAGCCCCACCAGCACCACCAAGGCTCACTGCACCGGAGAAGGTAACAAAATCGTCTAATACGCAGCCGTGGGCTGTATCAGACACAGTAAGAATCGCACTGCCGTTTGTCGCGGCAAACGTAACATCCCCGGCGCTCGTAACCAAGCGTATCGGAGTAATGTCGTTTGGATCAGAGCCATCTACAACGTAGAGTTTTTGAGACGTGCCCGCAGCGACATACCGCGTACCCGCCAAGGAAGTCCAAGTATGTAGGTCACGGCAAGTACCGAGCATTGTAGTCGCCGTTAGGCGTGTCCACCCACCGATTGTCTCAGGAAGGCCTAAACGAAACCGTATCTTGTCGCCGTCACGCCACCCACCTTCGTTGGTGTAGTCCGTAGTATCCTGCACAATACCCGGGCGAAACTGGAGTTTTTGTAGCGGCATTAGAAACCTCCAACGGGGTGATTACGAGATGGTCCCATAGGCAGTTACGTTGCCGAGGGATGTTAAGTTGCCAGAACTGTCTACGCGAAGAACATTTACGCCGTTGTACGCAAAAGTTAAGTTTACTCCAGACGCCGTTACGGTCCAGCTTTGGGTGCCGCCTGTAACGGTTAGAGGCGAAGCAAGTGTAGGTGTTGTAAGCGTAGGACTTGCGGAGGGCGCTTTACTGTTGATCTGAGTCTGAATAGCAGAGGTTACGCCATCAACATAGTTAAGCTCCGCAGTGGTAGCCGTAACCCCGTCAAGGATGTTAAGCTCGGCAGGGGTAGCCGTAACGCCGTCAAGAATGTTTAACTCCGCAGTGGTGGCTGTTACGCCATCCATTATGTTTAGCTCGGCAGTGGTGGCCGTTACGCCGTCAAGAATATTCAACTCGGCAGCGGTAGACGTGACTGTGGTGCCACTAATAATCAGAGAACCTAAGTCCAGAGAACCCGTAACATCAGTGACCACCGCGCCAGAACCCGCACCGTCGCAGTAGATTATCTTAGTTGTACCGTTTAGGACGCTGACGTTTGCACCTGAACCCTGAGTGAACGTGGCTGTCTGCCCGCTACCGTTCTTAACAATATAGACGTGTTGAGCGTCGTTAGGGGAGATAGTTACAGTATTGGTTCCAGAAGGAGAGCCGCCAAGTACTAATACGTTGTAGTGACCGTCTGAGGCTGTGCCATCGCTAGTAGTCAACGTATGGGTTGTGCCAGATAAAGTAATTGCGCCAACGCCGTTGGTCAGACGATCAATTATCGTCATGTTATCGTTTACGGTGTTGCCCCATGTAGAGGACTGTTCACCGTTAGCAGGTAGTTCTATGCCCGCGTTTGCTGTATATGTACTAGGCATAAATCACCCTCATGCTGCTATCGGCGTCCAAATGGTGCCGGGATTAGGAACAACAGGCCCCCAGACTACTAAGTTTCCAGTCTGGCCTTGAGCCGAGACCCCTATAGGTATGATAGTTGCCGACCCTGCGATTGATACGGAGTTTACCGCACCCGTAGCAAAAACTCCAGTGGTAACTGCGCCAGCGCCAGCGTCTGCCGTAGCAGTGCCTACAGCGGTGGTTCCAGCTACGCCAGTAATAGAGAACGTAGCAGTGCCTACGACTGTGACGTCGTCAACTGCACCTGTGGCTTGGACACCTATTGGGCTAATAACCGAGGCGTTAATAACAGCCACACTACCAACAGAACCCGTACCTGCGATACCCGTGACTGCAAACTGGGCACCCGCTTGGCCTATGGCGCTACCAACGGAGCCGTTTAGCTGACCCATGGTAAATGTAGCTGTAGCGCCGCCGTCTACCGTAACACCGTTGCTTGATGCAGTGCCTACAACAGAGCCTACGATTAGGCCTATCTGATCGCCCCCTACAGAAACCGAGTTTACACCCGCAGTGCCCGCTACCCCCGTAGGGATAAACAGTTGTTCGCCGGTACCAAAGTCGGCTAACGCAGCGCCAGAATAAGGGGCGAAACCTAGCATCTAGGAAACATACCCAGATAAATCTACAGGGATAATTTCCGGTTCCGGCGTCGCAGTGCCGTCAGTAGCTATTACAACGTCAGTATCAAACTTAGTCATAAACTCAAGGCTGTGTAACCGCACGTAATCAGCTCTATATTCCGATACTTTTGTCGCAGCCTCGGAAGAAGTTAATGGTATGCAGTTTTCCCCGCTGAACGTAGAGTATAAAGTGTACGTCTTAGCTGCATCTAAAGCGTTAATTTCGGCGTCAGACAAACTACCCGTCGGTACTACCCAACCCGTTGGGCTTGCCTGCACTTCTTTTACAGTCACCCAATCAGTAGGGTTGTTAGCGAGTCGCTGCTTTACATCGGAAACAGCTTGGTTCGCTTCGACCTCTGTTTCGTAGTTGATCGCATTGTATTCCCAATTATATGTCACTAGGTGCCCCCGTAAATAGTGCCGCTGTTAGACAACGTATATGAAACACCACTATCATCAACGGCTTTACCGCCCGCAGCGCCAGCGCCCGTGTTAGAAAGACCGCCAGACGCACCCCAGCCTCCGCCGCCTCCGCCACCACCAACTACCCAACCGCTAGTTGTACCAGCTTTTGTGCCCGCAGCGCCCGCAGAACCCCCGGGGCCACCACCCAATCCATTGCCGCCACCCGACCATTCACCGCCCGCACCGCCCGAACCGGGAAGAATACGCCCGCCGCCACCGCCAGCGTTGTTGTTGCTGTTGTAGTGATTACCAAACCCGCCGCCACCGCCAGAACCGCCGCCCGCACCGCGCCAGCTCACTGGAAAGGCACTACCGTTAGACCCAGTAGCATTTAGTGCACCACCAGTTGCATAGCTAAGTCCCCCACCCGAACCGCCGCCCGCACCGCCGCCACCGCCGCCATACATTCCGGGGTAGTATGCAGTCTGATACCCAGTTCTGCCCGCACCGCCACCGCCCGCAATGTAAGCGCCGGACTGGTTTTGAATTGTTACGCCCGTAACACCAGAGTTTATCTTTATGGCTGAACCACCCGCACCGCCCGCACCTGATGTGCCGTTGCCGCCCCTACCGATTATCTTACCTTCATTGCGAATTGTACAGGCTACGTCAATCGTAAGTGCAGCAGTGCTGGGGCTGTCGGACCAAACCCAAATATTTGACGGGATCACCAGTGTACCACCGGAAGATATAAAGTCGCTTACCGTAATCTGTTGTCGTTGTGCTTGGCCATTGACGTTCCCAGCAGTGGTAAGAGTTGTCTCACTAGACTTCCCATAGCCATCAGACATTTCAATCTCGCCTGACGCAATGCCAAACAAGCCACGCACAGCGGCGTCATTCATGCCAATCTGAGCCGTGCCACTGTTGCCAAGTTCTACGTTGACTTGGTTTAGGGTAATCTGACCGGATGATGGTAATGCCATATTACTTGCCTTTCAGTTCAGCGACTTCTGCTTTTAGCTCTTTGACTGCCTCAATCAGAAGACCCATTAGCTGGTCGTACTGAACAGTCATGTATTCGGTTTCGTCATCTTCACCCATCTTGAGAGGCAACTTGCTTTCAACGATTGCGCTAGGCAGAACCTTCTGTACTTCTTGAGCAATGACACCAGCCGACTTTTTACCGTCAGCAGTGTATGTGAAGGTGTAGCCGTTTAGCTGGGCAACCTTATCCAGAGCGCCATCAATCTTAACGATGTCAGTCTTTAGGCGTTCATCAGAAACTGTTGTTGAGTAAGCAACGACGTTACCATCTACGTGTAGGTCGCCATCATTCTCAAGGCGCATCTCTTCCGCACCCGAAGTGTACCAACGTATGCCAGCTGAGGCATCATAGAACGTGTAGTCGTGCGTGTTACCTGAGTAGATGTCAACGGTGCTAGAGTTTCTACGACGGTCATCCTCAAGGCGGAACGTAGTGCCACTCAGTGTCATTCCGTAGTTACCATCAGCAGTGTAAGTGGTGTTTACATAGCTAGTAATGTAACCAGCGCCGTTCGTCAGCTGGTTGTTGTTCGTGATGTAGTTCGCGTTTGACGCACCAGTAAAACCTAAGTTCGCCAGTGACAGTGAGATGTTAGAAGAGCCATTAAACGATAC